TTAACACAAGTATTTTTCTTTGATGCAGAATAAATTTTTTTATATATGTATTACCATAATAAACAAAGCATAGTCAAGGCGCGCTGAGTTTTATTATTAATTAATTATTAACCGAGTAGCTAAGGCACTCACAAATTTAAATGATATGAGTACATTACAATTATTAGAGAGACATTTGTCTCCATTCGATATCCTATTTAGGAATCACTTTCATGCTGATAGTACATTCCAACCAGCATCAAATACTAAACAACCACACCCTCTTAATATATTCTTTGATGATAAAGGACTTCATTTTGAAGTTGCCTGTACTGGGCTAACTAAAAGTGATGTAATCCTTGACATTGAAGGAGATACTTTGAAAATTAGTTATAAAAAACCAGAGGATGATGAATTCCATGAAGGAACTATTCACCAAGGTTTATCTAAAAAATCTTTTGATTTAAGATATAAAATTGCACCTAAGTTTAATTTATCAAAAACAGATGCAGCTTTAGAAAATGGATTATTAGATATTTTTATACCTTTAGCTGAAGAAGCTAAACCTAAGTCTATTAAAATTAAATAACATTTTTTTACAATAAGCGCGCCTTCGCTTGGCTTTCACAAATATCTTTCGTATATTTACGGTATAAATAAAAATGTTATAATATGTCAAAAGCAAAATCACATACAGTAATAGAAGATCCTTCGTTAGAACCATATTTTGTTACCAAAGATGATTACAATTATATTGTAAATATTAAAATCCAAACAAATAAAAACCATTTTAGATCTAATGGGGAAACTAAAGAATATGAAAAAGCATTAAAGTTTTTTCCTAATCTTAAATCAACATTACAATGGATAGCTGAAGAAAAACTACATAATAAAGAACATTATACTTCTTTAAAAAGTTTTATAGCAGAGTATAGTAAAATTGAATCTAATCTTATAAATTTTTTATCACAATGAGTAAACTTAAAGCATTATTTGATGCAGTTATCGTTAAACCTGTAGAAAACGAAGAAACCCTATATGGCAATATTATTGTGCCTGATATGGGGAAAGAAAAAAATGAATATGGAGAAGTTGTAGCAGTAGGAACCGGAAGGTATACAATTACTGGTGATCATGTTCCTATGCATTTAAAAGTAGGTGACTTAGTAGTTTTGCCTACTCAAGGATTTACTAAACTTCCATTTGATGGGGAGGAATTTTATGTAGGACCTGAAAATCAGGTACTGGCACTTGTAACAAAAGACTAAATTAAAATTTAATAATGAATAAACATATAGAATTCGGATCAGTTGCTAGAAAAGAACTAGTAAAAGGTATAGATAAACTTGCAGATGCTGTTATAGCAACTTTAGGACCAAATGGTAGAAATGTAGTTATTTCTAGCAATCAAGGGATACCTCAAAGTACTAAAGATGGGGTTACTGTAGCTAAATCTATTACATTAAAAGAACCTACACAAGAATTAGGTGTTCAGCTACTTAAACAAGCTGCTATTAATACTGCAAATAAAGCAGGTGATGGAACTACAACTTCTACATTACTTGCTCGTGAAATGATCAAAGCAGGATTAAATAGTTTAAATAATGGTGAAAATGCTGTTCAAATTAAAAGGGGAATTGATAAAGCTATTAAAGTAGTAATTGATAATCTTCAAAACCAAATATCTGAAGATATTACAGGAGAATTACAATTAGAACAAATAGCTTCAATCTCTGCTAATAATGACCCTGAAGTTGGTAAGCTTATTTCTACAGCTATTGATAAGGTAGGTTTAGAAGGTGTTGTACATATTGAAGAATCTAAAACTGGAGATACTTATTTAGAAACAGTTGAAGGTATGCAGTTTGATAGAGGTTACAAATCACCATATTTTGTAACAGATAATAATTCAATGTCCTCTATTTTAGATACTCCAGCTATCTTAATTTTAGATCAAAAACTTACTCAAGTAAAAGAATTATTACCTATATTAGAGGCTGTATCATCAGAAGGTAAATCATTATTAATAGTTGCCGAAGATATTGATAATGAAGCACTTGCTACACTTATTGTTAATAAAATGAGAGGCACAGTTAACGTATGTGCTGTAAAATCCCCAGATTTTGGAGAACGTAGAAAACTTGTTTTAGAAGATATAGCAATTATGACTGGTGGTCAAGTTTTTTCTAAGGATAAAGGAATGAAACTTGATAAATTTAGTTGGGATTGGTTTGGTGAAGCAAGAAAAGTAACAGTAACAAAAGATCAAACTACACTTGTAGATGGAAAAGGAAAAATAGAAACTATTGAATCTCGTGTTGAAGAATTACAAAAACAAATTGATAACTCTAATTCCCCATATGAAACTGAACAACTGCAAAATAGGCTTGCTAAATTTGTAGGTGGAGTAGCAATTATTCATGTAGGTGGTCATACTGAAACAGAAATGTTAGAGAAAAAAGATAGAGTTGATGATGCTCTACATGCTACTAAAGCTGCTATTCAAGAAGGTGTTGTTGCCGGTGGAGGTGTTGCTTTATTGTATTCAAGAGAAGCAATTGATAGATCTGATACTGGTTCCGAAATAGTGTATAGAGCATGTGGTAAGGCATTTGAACAAATATTAGCTAATGCTGGTTATGATAGAAATGAAGCTATACTTTTGGGGCAAACAACTTTAGTTAATGCTGGAAAATTTAATAGATGGAAAGGGATTGATATTGAAACCGGAAAACCTATAGACTTTAAGAAAAAAGGAATTATAGATCCTACTAAAGTTACAAGATTAGCTTTAGAAAATGCAGCAAGTATTGCTGGTACTGTATTATTAACTGAATGTACAATTACTGAAGATAAAAGTGAGGATACAGATAAAATGAATACATTACAAAATAATGCTTCAACAGCCGCGGGCATGGAAGGTTATATGTAATAAATTTGGAGAAGTAATAATAATTATTTAAATTTATATATATGGAAAATAAACCAAAAACTGAAGTTATAGAGCAAAATATATTAATTGCTAGGAGAGTTCCACTAGGTGATAAGTGGAGATTAATTGCTAATGAACCTAAGGGACCTATTCATAAATCACTTACAGATACATTGGAAGCATATATGACTAAAACAGGATTTAGGGGAGAATATAGATTAGCTCCCTTAAAAAGTGAATTATTTGCTATTTCAACTGAGGAAAAAGAAGTACAAGTTGAACAAGAACAAAAGTTTTCTATTTACGGTGAATATTGAAATGAAAGAACATACACTACTAAACGAGAGATACAGACCTAAGGATTTATCTACATATGTTGGAAATCCAAATCTAAAATCCAGTATAGCTAAGCAGTTATCTCAAAATGATATTCAAAACTATTTATTTTATGGTCAAGCTGGAGGAGGTAAAACAACTCTTGCTAAAATTATAGTAAATAATCTTGATTGTGATTATCTTTATATTAATGCAAGTGATGAACGAGGTATTGAAACTATTAGGGAAAAAGTATCTGGTTTTGCTAGTGTAATGTCTTTTAAACCTATAAAAGTTGTTATTTTAGATGAAGCTGATTTTTTAACAATACAAGCTCAGGCATCATTAAGAAATATAATAGAAACATTTTCACGAACTACTCGTTTCATTTTAACTTGTAATTTTGTAGAACGTATTATAGATCCTTTACAATCAAGATGTCAAACATTTAAAATAGTACCACCCACTAAGAAAGAAATTGCAGTACATTTAGCTAGTATATGTGATAAGGAGAGCATAAGTTTTGAACCATCTGCCATTGGTAAAGTTGTAAATAAGTTCTTTCCGGACTTAAGAAAAATGCTCAATACTATCCAGGCAAGTAATGTTAAGAGTCAATTAATAATTGATGATTCATTACTTGTTTCTACTAGCTATTTGTCTGCTATTTTAGATGAACTTAAAAAAAATAAACCTAATATAATTCAAATTCGCAAAATAATAGCAGATTCAAATATTGATGATTTTGAAGAGGTATTTAGGTTTTTATTTGAAACTGCTGAACAATATCTTCCTAGTAAGCAAGGTACAGTAGCAATACTAATTAATGAACATCAATATAAATCAAATTTTAGAATAGATAAGGAGATTAATATAATTTCCCTTTTTCAACAAATTATAAACATCAAATAAAAATGAAAGATCCACAAGAACAACCTCAACTTAATGTAGATTTAAAATCTACTACTGGCTTTAAAAATTCTGAAGGTAATAGTATATTCCAATCTGGAGTAATATTAAGAAAAATATCTAAATTTGTAGCTGGTACAGATAATGATGCCATCATGCCAATTCCAATATTTTTTGATCCTACAAATAATAAAATAGTAGGAGAGGGAATACCAGTAGAACTTAGAGAAGAACTCAAAGACGAGTTATTATGATAAAAACAACATTCGATTGGATTAAACATATTAACGTGTTAAAGACACCAATCGATGAGTTTAGTGACAAAGATTGGGACGTGTTTAATTCATATGTTATTCACCGTGTATTAAGCATGAATCCCGATTATTTGGAACTGGTAAATGAGGCACAAGTAATAATGCCTCAAAATAAAAAAGAAATATACTCAATCTATAAAGAATTTATTCCTAAAAATAATAAATGGAATAAATACATTAAATCTACAACTAAAACAAAAAGTAAAGAACTTATTGGCTATTTAAAGGATTATTGGGAATGCTCCAATAGGGAAGCATTAGAATATTATAATCTTTTGGATAAGAGTGAGATTGTTAGTATATTGAATAGTATAGGATTAAATAAAAAGGATATTAAACAACTATTAAAATGAAAGGCGAATTATTTACTATGTTACGGACATCTGCTGAGGCAGATAAATCAAAAGCAATGCTTACACTAAATCTACTATCAGAACATCCTGCTGGGATAGGTGATCACTCCACTAAGGATTTTTATGAAAATGCTGAGGAAGCTTTAATGATGTTAGTAGATGCAGATGATAGATTGAAAGCGTTAAAAAAATATTTTAATATTAAATCAATATTATGAGTGATATATTAACATCTTACCACAAGAAATCATCTACACCCACAACTAAAAAATCTAATACTGATCCTTCACCTGCAGTGCAGGAGTTTGAGACCGAGTATAGAGAGTTAGCTAATGAATTTAAGCTTATACAATACGAACAATATGAGCTGTTTGCTGGAAAAATGTTGGACTATGGACTAAATAATATTACATTAAGCGGAGATATCGTTAATAACAGTGATGACAAGAAGTTCTCGTTAACTGGGTTGACTATTAGATTAACCGACAAAATTAGCCGTTTAAGAAATTTAGTGGTGAGTGGGAAAAATTATGTTAAAGACGAAGGTATGGAAGATACATTCATTGATATTGCCAATTATGGGATTATAGGAATGTTAGTTGGAAGAAATCGTTGGAAAAAATAACATATTGTGGCTAAAAAAATACCTAAGATAATAAAAGAAATTTTAAAAAATCCTCCACAGGAGATTAACTATGCATTTCAAAAGAATATTAGTTACTCCCAAATGAGCATTTTCCGTAGCTGCCCACACCGTTGGAAGCTTCAGTACAAAGATAAAATAAAAAGATTTACATCCAGTATTCATACTATATTTGGAAGCGCTGTGCACTTAACTATGCAAGCATATTTGGATGTAATGTATACTAAAACAGGAGCAGCAGCTGATAGATTAGATTTAGAAGATGACTTCCACTATCATTTTACTGAGGAATATAAAAAACAATACAAAGCAAATAATAACCAGCATTTTTCCTCTGCTGAGGAAATGAGAGAATTCTTTAATGATGGCATTGGTATTTTAAATTGGTTTAAAAAGAAAAAAAGTGCATATTTTTCTAAAAGAGGATGGCATTTAGTTGGATGTGAGATACCTATTACAGTAGCTCCTAATAAAATGTATAATAACGTATTATATTTAGGATATCTTGATGTAGTAATGTACCATGAACCAACTAATACTTTTAAAATCATAGATATTAAAACTAGTACTAGAGGTTGGAGAGAACAAGATAAAAATAATGAAGACAAACAATTTCAGTTATTATTGTACAAACAGTTTTTTTCTGAACAATATAGTATTCCTTTAGACAGTATTGAAATAGAATTCTTTATATTAAAAAGAAAGGTATTAGATGCTGATGATGCTAAATTAATGTCTCCATACCAAGCACATAGAGTACAAAGATTTACCCCACCAAGTGGTAAAATAAAATTAGGTAGAGCTAAAAATGCTGTTAATAGTTTTATACAAGAATGTTTTAATTATGAGGGTAAAATAAAAGATACTGAATATCCAAAGCAACCTTCAAAATGGAATTGTAATTTTTGTCCCTATAGTAAGGATAAAGAAAACTGTGGAGAAGGCATAGCTTTTTAGTATATTATGTATATATAATTAAATCTGGATATATGTATTAATATAATATGTACAATAATATAAATAATAAATTATGAGCGATAATAAAATGATTTTAACAAGTGTTAAAGTCCATTCCCAACTATTTGAAACATTCAAGATAGAATGTGTCAAAAGAAAATTTAGCTTTCAGAAGCTTGCAGATAGAGCAATTTATTTGTATCTTACAGATGAAAATTTTAGAAGACAAATTACTAACCAAAATACACTTGAACTATAAATAAAAAATAAATGAATAAAAGTTTTGAACATCTTCCTAAAGGTAAAAGAAAAAAAATTTTACTTATATGTGATGATATTAGAGTCCATAGTGGAATAGCTACTGTTGCTAAAGAAATTGTTATACATACTGCCCACTATTTTAATTGGGTTAACATAGCTGGTGCTATAAACCATCCAGATAAAGGTAAAAAACTAGATCTTAGTGATGCTACTAATAAAGAATCAAAACTAGAAGATTCTTCAGTAATACTATATGGAGTTAATAATTATGGTACTTCACAGGAAATTCAAAATATCTTAGCACAAGAAAGACCAGATGCTATGATGTTAATTACAGATCCAAGGTATTTTCAACATATTTTTAATATGGAAGATGCTATTAGAAAAAAAATACCTATATTCTATCTTAATATATGGGATGATTATCCAGCTCCTAGATATAACCAATCATATTATGAATCATGTGATTTGTTAATGGGTATTTCTAAACAAACTTTTAATATTAATAAGTTAGTATTAGAGGATGTAGATACTTCTAAAAAGGTATTTAAATACATACCACATGGATTAAACCACAAACACTATTTCCCAATATCTAAAGATCATAAATCTTATAAAGATCTTTTAAAGTATAGAAATGATAATTTATTTAAAAGTAAGGAAGTTAATTTTGTAATATTTTTTAATTCTAGAAATATTAGAAGAAAACAAATCCCGGACACTATGTTAGCCTTTAGAGGACTTTTAGATTCTTTACCTTATAATGAAGCATTAAAATGTAGATTCATTTTACATACTGAAATATCCTCAGATCATGGTACTGATTTAAGTAAAGTATCTGAATATATTTTTGGAGAAAAATATGAAAGTTGCATAGTATTTTCTGTTTCTAAATTAGATAGAACCTATTTAAATTATATATACAACATAGCAGATGTTCAAATATTACTATCTTCAAATGAAGGATGGGGGTTAACATTAACTGAAGCTATGTTAACAGGTACTCCTATAATAGCTAATACTACAGGGGGGATGCAAGACCAAATGAGATTTGAAGATAATAATGGTAAATGGTTTGAACCATCTCCAGATATCCCTTCAAACCACAGAGGAACTTTTAAGAATCACGGGAAATGGGCATTTCCTGTTTACCCATCTTCACGTTCAATTCAAGGATCACCTCCTACACCTTACATCTATGATGATAGGTGTACTTGGGAGGATGCCTGTGATAGATTAAAAGAAGTATATTCTTTAACCCCCGAAGAAAGATCAATAAGAGGATTAGAGGGAAGAAAATGGGCATTAGGAGATGAAGCAGGGTTTACTGCTAAACACCAAGCACAAAGAGTAATGGAAGGCATTGAAGAATTATTTGAAGTATGGGAACCTAGGGAAGAATATGAAATAGTAAATGCCACTAAATATAAAGGTAAATTTTTAAACCACAAAATTGTATATTAATGAGTAAACCAGTTTTTATAATATCCGCACCATTTGATACCTTTAGTGGCTATGGTGCACGATCACGCGATTTGATTAAATCAATTATTGAATTGCATAAATATGACGTAAAACTATTACCACAAAGATGGGGAGATACACCTATTAATTTTTGTCAAGAACAAAAAGATTGGAAATTTTTATTTTCCCATGTGGTCCAATCAGTAAATACTCAACCTGATATTTGGATGCAAATTACTATTCCTAGTGAGTTTAGACCTATAGGTAAATATAATATTGGATGTACAGCAGGAATTGAAAGTACAGGTTGTGACCCTAGTTGGATAGAGGGATTAAATAGAATGGATTTAAATTTAGTTTCATCTAATCATAGCAAAAAAATATTTTCAGAAGTTAAGTTTGAACAAAAAAGTAAACAAACTAATGAAGTAGTAGGAGTTTTAAAATTAGAAAAACCTATAGAAGTAGTCTTTGAGGGAGTGGATACAGAAGTGTATAAACATCTTGAAAGTAAGGATATTACTTTAGATTTAAAAGATATTAAGGAAGAATTTTGTTTTTTATTTGTAGGACATTGGATGAATGGGGCAATAGGTCATGATAGGAAAAATGTAGGTTTAATGATTAAGTACTTTTTTGATGCCTTTAAAGATAAAAAATCATCTCCTGCTTTAGTATTAAAATCTTCTACTGGAAGAAATAGTTATATGAGTAGAGAAACTTTATTAGATAGAATTTTATCTATTAAAAAAACTTATGGTAAATCAAAACTGCCTAATGTCTATATTTTAAATGGGGATTTAAGTGATAAGGATATAAACCAACTATATAACCATCCTAAAATTAAAGCTATGGTGTCATTTACTAAAGGAGAGGGATACGGTAGACCATTAGCTGAGTTTGGTATGAGCAAAAAACCTATTATAGTATCTGGATGGTCAGGTCATGTTGACTTCCTTTCTCCTATGGATGTTACATTACTTCCCGGTAATCTAGAGCATGTACATAGTAGTTCTGCTAATGAATGGTTAAAAAAAGAATCAAAGTGGTTTCAAGTTAGCCCAAAACATGCTGTAGACTCATTTAGTAAGGTATTTAAAGATTATAAGCAATTTATACCTGGAGGTAGAAAGCAGGGATATAATATTAAAACTAATTTTAATTTTGATAAAATGCAAGAATTAGTTGATACTATTTTAGATAAAAATATACCTGATTTCCCCAAACAGTTAGAATTAAATTTACCTAAATTAGATTTACCTAAATTAAATTTACCTAAACTAGAAAAAATTAAATAATTATGCAGTACGATGAAATTATAGATTGTCCTAAGTCAGGAGGTGATCTATGTTACAAAATAGAAATAAGTAAAGATATAACAAATTATTTTAGTTTATCTTGTGGTTATTGGACTAATTCATTAATGATTCTTGAAAATGATTTTTATAATGAACAAATGATGGTCCTCCCAGAACTTTATAAGGATATTGCATGGACTGATCCTAAAACTAATTTAGTATGGATTCCTAATACTATAAATAATGTGGAATTAGGGATGGTGTTTGCTGATGGTACTAATAAAGATGAATGGAGTTGGGCCGCAGTTAAAGCTGTAAAACTTGGAGGAGAAGAAGGAGAAGAAACTGGTGAAGCATATAAAATGGATATGAGTACTAAGAAAAATTTTCATGAACGTGATTATATGGATGCTCTTTCATATATTGGAATATTACCAGAATAGATTATGAAAATTTCATATGCTGTCACAGTTTGTAATGAGTTTGAAGAAATAAAAAAACTTGTTAACTTCCTTTTACTTAATAAAAGGGAGGATGATGAAATAGTTATATTATTTGATTATAATAATGGTACTACAGAGGTTTTAGATTTTCTTAGAGAAAAATCTGTAGGGGAAAAAATTATATTTTATAAAGAAAGATTTATTAATCATTTTGCTGATTGGAAAAATAAATTAACTGAATATTGTTCGGGAGATTATATTTTTCAAATAGATGCAGATGAAATCCCTCATAAATTACTTATGGTAAATCTTCCTATTATATTAGAAAATAACCCTGACCATGAAGTATATTTAGTACCTAGAGTTAATACTGTAGAAGGTTTAACTGAATCTCATATTAAAAAATGGGGATGGCAGGTTAATAATAAAGGATGGGTTAATTATCCTGATTATCAGTATCGAATATGGAAAAATAAACCAGAAATAAAATGGAAAAATAAAGTACATGAAGTACTTGAAGGACATAAAAATTTTACTTCTTTACCAAGTCAAGAAGAATTATCTCTATATCATCCTAAAACAATAGAAAGACAAGAAAAACAAAACGAATATTATAACACATTATAAAAATTATGGTAATAGATTTAGAACAAAAAATCCACCAAATATATAGAGAGCCTTCTGATATAAACCTTCACATTCCTGCTATTATAGAATTAGCTAAAGAATGTGATACTATAACTGAAATGGGGGTAAGAGGAATAGTTTCTACTTGGGCATGGTTAGCAGGTAATCCTAAAAATGGTTTAATTTCATATGATTTGGTTGATCCTTCTAATTGGGGTGGTAAAATTGAAGATGTGTATGAAACAGCAGAAGCTTATGGTATACCTTTTAAATTTATAGAAACTAATGTTTTAGAAATTGAAATTGAAGAGACTGATTTATTATTTATTGATACTTGGCATTGTTATGATCAATTAAAATTAGAATTAGAGATTCATTCAAATAAAGCAAAAAAATATATTTGTTTTCATGATACTACAACTTATGCTCATAGACCAGAAACTTTAGAAGCTGTTCCCTCTTTTAAGGGGACATTAACTCCTAATAAAGGGTTATGGGATGCCGTTCAAGAATTTCTAGATGAAAATCCAGAAGTATGGGAACTAAAGAAAAGATATGAATTTAATAATGGATTCACAGTAATTAAACGTAAATAAAAAAATATGGCTAATGGAGTTCACCAAATTACAGCAGATTTTGAATCATCTCTTTCAAATTACACAGGAGCACCTTATGTAGTAACATTAGACAATGCGAGTAATGCTTTATTTTTATCTTTATATTATGAAAATAATATTAAAAAAAGTATTGAATCTAATATAGTTACCTGCCCTTCTAGAACATACCCTTCAGTTCCTTGTGAAATAATTCATGCTGGATTAAAAATAAAATGGGAAAAAGTAAAAGGTAAAACAATAACAGGAGCCTATCAACTTAAAGGATCAAATGTGTGGGATGCAGCTTTAAGGTTTACTTATAATATGTACAAACCTAAAACTCATATGTGTCTTTCATTTACTGGTCCATATAAACACTTTAAATTATCTAAAGGGGGTGCAATATTAACAGACAGTCATGAAGCATACCTATGGTTTAAACGAGCAAGATACTCGGGTCGTAGAGAATGTTCTTATCATGATGATAATTTTGATATGATAGGATGGAATTTTTATATGATGCCGGAGTTAGCTGCAAGAGGATTACTACTTATGGGTCAGTTTTGGAATGGGGAAGAACCTGTTATAAACAAAGACAAGGTAATGCCTTACCCCAACTTATCTAAATTTCCTATTTTTAACCAATAAATTGTGAGCAAAAAAGTAGCAATAATGCAACCCTATTTTTTTCCTTATATTGGGTATTTTCATTTAATAAAATCAGTAGATGAATTTGTTATATATGATAATATTCAATATACAAAAAAAGGGTGGATTAATAGGAACAGAATATTATCTAATGGGGAGGATAAAATTTTAACTATACCTATAAAAAAAGACTCAGATTATTTAAATATTCAAGATAGAATAATAGCTGATAGTTGGGGTAATGATAAAAATAAATTACTAAATATAATAAATAATTCATATAAAAAATCTCCCCAATTTAATAATATTTTTCCTATTGTACATGAATGTCTTTCATCTCTTGAGGTAAATTTATTTAAATTTATATTAAACTCCTTAACTATTTTAAATTCTTATTTAGAAATTAAAACCAAAATAATAACCTCTTCAGATATTAGTATAGACCATTCTTTAAAATCTCAAGATAAGGTAATGGCTATATGTAAAAATCTTAAGGCTACTACTTATATAAATGCTATTGGTGGTCAAGAATTATATAATGTAGAAGATTTTAGTAATAAAGATATCAAGTTAAAATTTATTAAATCTAATCCTTTAGTTTATAAACAATATAAAAATGAATTTATTCCTTGGCTTTCAATTTTAGATGTATTATTTTTTAATGATAAAAAAGATATAATAAAATATTTAAATAACGAATATTCTTTAATATGAAGTGGAAAAAATTAGGTCAAGTATTTAATCCTACAATTTGGGAAGATGGAATAAAAAGAGATTGGATGAAATCCCACTCCCAATCTGTAAGTACTTTAATCAAAGAGGATTGTGTTAGAGTTTATTTTTCTTGCAGACCAGAAAAAGAAGATAATGGTAAAACTACATCTTATACTACATGGTTAGAATTAGATAAAAAAGATTTAACCAAAGTATTAAGAGTATCAGATAAACCTGTAATGCCTTTAGGAAGCTTAGGTTCATTTGATGAACATTCCGTTTACCCTTCTTCTATAATTAAAGAAGAAAATGATATAAAACTATATTATGCAGGATGGTACAGATGTTCTTCAGTTCCTTTTAATTGCTCTATAGGATTAGCAGTTAGTGTTAATGGGGGAGATACTTTTGAAAGAATAGGTAAAGGACCTATACTCCCCCCTTCAGTTGATGAACCCTACGTTATTAGTGGTCCTAAGATAAGAAAATTTGGAGACTTATATTATTTATATTATCTTGCAGGTAAAGAATGGATAGATCATAATGGTAAGCCTGAAATTGTTTATAAGTTAAGAATGGCTATAAGTAATGACGGTACAAATTGGAATAGGTTTAACAAGAATATTATTGATGATGTTTTAGATGAAAATGAGTGCCAAGCAGGACCTGATGTGTTTAAATATAAAGGAAAATATCATATGTATTTCGTTTATAGAGAAGGTTTAGATTTTAGGATTAAAAAAGGTAGAGGCTATAAAATTGGTTATGCCCATTCTATAGATGGTTTTAATTGGATTAGAGATGATGAGAATGTAGGAATACACTACTCAAAATCAGGATGGGATAGTGAAATGCACCATTACCCCCATGTATTCAATTTAAATGAACAGTATTATATGTTATATAATGGAAATGATTTTGGAAGATATGGGTTTGGGTTAGCAGTTTTAGAAAATGAATAATTCAACGAAAAAACATATAATCAACCATCTAAATGCATGTAATAATAGCTTTATACCTAATCTAGATAGTTATGTAGACATAAATTCATATTCTAGAAAAATATATTCAAAGTCAACTCGTTTTGAACATTTTGAAAATAATAAATTAATAGGGTTAGTAGCATCCTATCAAAATCCTATAGAACAAGAAGCATTTATCACTAATGTAAGTGTAATTCCTAGTTTCCAAAAAAAAGGTATTTCTTATTCATTATTATCAAAATGTATTTCATATTACAAAGATAAAAAATATAAATTAATTGCATTAGAGGTAAATAATAAAAACTGGAAGGCTGTTAATTTTTATGAAAAGAATAAATTTAAAATAGTAAGAATTATAAAAAATAAAATAGTTATGGAATTAAAATTAAAAAGAGATTATAATCAAGAATTTTTAGATACTGATGATCACAAATATGCTTATAATTTTGATTTTGATGTTATGCACCCTTATATGATAAAGTCTTTTATTCCCCATTTTGTAAAAGGTAATTGTTTAGAATTAGGAAGTTTTAAGGGAGATTTTACTAAAAGACTAACTCCTCATTTTCAAGATATAACCTGTGTTGAAATTTCATCTGAGGCTATTTCTGAGGCGAAAAGTAAAATATTAGACCAACCAATAAAATGGGTAGAGGGAAGATTTGAGGATATAAATTTGCCTACTAAATATGATAATATAATTTTAACCCATGTATTAGAACACATTGATGATCCTATAAGATTATTAGAAAAAATCAACAATGAATGGCTTTCAAAAGATGGTAAATTGTTTATAGTAGTACCTAACGCCAATGCCCCTTCAAGACAAATAGCAGTTAAAATGGGATTAATATCTAATAATACATCAATAACTCCTTCTGAAAAAGAACATGGTCATGTTATTACATATACTTTAGATATGTTAGAAGGTCATGCACAAAAGGGGGGGTTAGATGTTACAAATAGATCAGGTATATTTTTTAAAGCATTAGCTAACTTCCAATGGGATCAATTATTAAATACAGATATTATCTCAAAAGAATATTTAGATGGGTGTTATGCATTAGGACACCAATACCCAGACTTATGCTCAAGTATAATGTTAGTATGTAAAAAAGGATAATATGAAAATTTATATTTATTATAGACACACCTCAAACCACACAGTAAAAAATAGACCTAGTTGGTTTAGTTTTGAAAATTGTTGGAAAAATTTACTTAATACTACCCATAAAAGAGAAAATATTGATATAACTTTAGCATTAGATGGGGATATTAATGATGATTTTACTAAAAATTATAGAGATAGATTTACATTATTTCCTACTAATTATAGTTCAAGTTTAATATCTTACAGAGATTTACTAGAACATATTAAAGGTATTCAAATGGATAAAGATGACCTTATTTATTTTGTAGAAAATGATTACTTACATATGGATAATTGGGTTGATAAAGTAATTGATTTATTCTCTTGTTATAAAACATTAAATTATGTTTCATTGTATGATCATAATGATAAGTATATCTCACAAGGATATGATAGTTTAGTCTCTAAAATAATAACCTCAGAAACTCACCATTGGAGAACAACTCCTAGTACTTGTGGTACGTTTATAATGACTAGGGATTTGTTTGATAAAGATGTGGATGTATGGGAGAATACAGTTGGAGACCACAATACTTTTATGTATCTTAACCAAGAAAGACAAAGATATGTTTTAACACCTATTCCTGGATTAGCAACACATTGTATGGATGGATTACTATCTCCTACAATTGATTGGGAATTAATAGAAAAATAAATTAAAAAACATGGACTTAAATAAAATATCAGAATTAATAAATAAGATCACTGAGGAAAATTATTCCATGGCTGATAAAGAATTATTTAACACAGTTTTAAGAAACTATAAAAGTATAAATGCTATCCAAGGAGATATTATTGAATGTGGAGTTTGGAGAGGAGGATTTTCGGTATTTTTAAGCCATTTATTTGTAGACAGAAAAATATGGGTATGCGATTCATTTGAGGGATTTCAATCCTTAGATGATGCTAATTATAAAAAATTAACTTTTTTAAATGGGGAAACTGGAGAATTAATTGAAAGATTTCAAAATGAATTTTCTGAAGATTTAACTATGAGTATACCTCTAAGATATGTAAAAGGTGTTTTTAAATATTTTAGTTTAGGGGAGGATAAAAGGATTAATTTTGTAAAGGGATATGTTAATAAAACACTCCCTAATATTAAAATTGATAAAATTGCACTCCTTCGAGTAGATGTTGATGGTTATTCACCTACTCGAGAGGTATTAGACAATTTATACCATAAAGTTGAAAAGGGTGGTATGATTATATTCGATGATTTATGTCTAGTTGAATCTGCTGAAGGAGTTAAAGATTGGATGATTGAAAATAATTTACCATTAGAAGTACATAACCCATATGATGATACTATTTATTCCTTAAAAGATAAAATAATAGACTCAGAAACAGGATACCATACAGGTTCATATATAATAAAAAAGTAAAATGACAAGTTTAATAATTCCAACATATCGTAATCCTTTATTTTTAGACATTTGTTTAAAATCTGCAATTGAAGGACAGTGCGAAATAAATGAAATAATAGTTGCAGTAGATGGTTATATAGAA